TCCACGCCGCCCGCTGACACGTCCACGCCGACCACGATGCGCACCAGGTCGGGTAGATTGCGGTGACTGATGCGCGCAGCGGGATCGAGGCCACGCGCATCAGTCACCGCAATCTACCCGACCTGGTGCGCATCGTGGTCGGCGTGGACGTGTCAGCGGGCGGCGTGGACGGCGAGACCGGGATCGTCGGCTGCGGCAAAGACATCCGCGAGCACGGCTACGTGCTGCGCGACGACACCTGTAGCGGCGACCCGGCCGAGTGGGCGCCGGCGGTCATCCGCTGCTTTCTCGAGCTCCAGGCGGATAAGATCGTGTGTGAAAAGAATCAGGGCGGCCTCATGATCGAGCACGTCGTCCGGCAGACCAGCGTGGAAATCAACGACGTCACGATCCGGGGCGCCAATCTGCCCGTAGAGCTGGTGTGGGCCAGCCGGGGCAAGCACACGCGGGCTGAGCCAATCAGCATGCTCTGGGCGCCAGGCGAGCAGCGCGGGCATTACGTCGGCGCGCTGCCGGAGCTTGAGGACCAGTGCTGTACCTGGGTGCCAGGAGAGGACAGCCCCGATCGGATGGACGCCAAGGTCTGGGCGCTGACGGATCTATTCCCGAATGAGGCCGAGAGTAGCGAAGAGTCGGCCGTCGGCGGCACGCGCCCGCTCGCCCGCGCACTCAAGGGGTTGCGATGAGCGACCCCACCACCACCACCGCGGCCCAGCTCGCCCAGATCCGCGAGCAGGTGCGCCAGGTGCTACCGGCGGTGCAGAGCGATGCCGCACTACGGCGGGCGCTGCTCCATGCGCAGAGCGCGGTCGAGACGCGGCTGGGACTACCACGCGAGGCGCTCATCTACGATCGCTCTCGACGTAAGTAGCACAGGTGTGGTATAGTGATATACAATGACATAGCGGCGGGTAGTCTAAGGGCAGGACAGCGGGCCACCAAACCCGGAAGCGTGCGTTCGAAACGTACCCCGCCGGCCAGGAGCGCAGGCGCATCCGACGGGATGGCGTACCGGCTCCACCAATACCCTTTTTATTGCTGTGTGGCGGCGGCCCTATCCTCCTGACGATCGCAGGGCTGCGGGGAAGTCGCCGCCACAAAACACAACCCAATCTGCGCCCCCACTTGGAAAAGTCGCGGCGCACCTCTCGTGTGAGAGGTGCGCCGCTTTGTGATCTATGCCTGACTCGACCACAACCGAATCGCCCGCTCGCCCGGCCGCGCTTGACCAGGAGTATGTGGTCGCGGGTGGCCTCTGGGGCTGGCGCGGGAAACAGGCGCGCGGTCTCGCGCTGCCGTGGGCCTTCGACGACGTGACGCAGGACTTCGGCGACGACCTCTACGACCGCATGGAACACGACGCGCAGATCGCCGCCTGCGATACGCTACTGACCGCCGCGATCCTGGAAGACGGCATCGCCCTCTCGCCGGCGGTGGACGACCGCGACGCTGACGGCTATCAGCAGTCCGCCGAGCTGGTCGACTTCTGCGAGGCGCAGCTCGAGGATCTGGACACGGCGCTCGACGATGTGCTGTGGGATATGCTGGGCTGTCTCGGCCGCGGCAGCCGTGTGGCCGAGATCACCTATCACCCGCTCGATGCCTCGCCGCTGCCCGGCCGCGCCGTGCTGCAATCCATCACCGTCAAACCGCGCCGGTCAACCGCCTTTGTGGTCGATGCCTATATGCGGCTGATCGGGCTCGTCGGGCAACAGGTTGACCGCTGGATCGTGCAGGCGGGCGCGCTAATCGACCCCAGCGACCCCCGAGTATTGCCGCGCGAGAAGTTCGCCATCGCCAGTTTCCGGCCGCGGAACAACGACCCGCGCGGGCGCTCGGCCTGGCGGCCCGCCTATAACCCCTGGTGGCTCAAGATGCAGACCTGGCAAGAGTATTTGAAGTACCTGGCCCAGTTCGCGTCTGGGACCGTCGTCGGGAAGACCGCGCCTGGCGCCACCCAAAAGACCACCGACCCAAGTACGGGTGAGGTACTCTCTCCGGTGCAGCGGCTGCTCCGGGATCTGGTCGCCATCCAGAACGGCAGCGCGATCGCCGTGCCAGCTGGGACGGACATCCAGATCCTGTTCAGCCAGGGCGAGGGACGCGCTTTTCTAAGCGCCTTCCAGCTCTACAACGCGGAGATCACCAAGAGCATTACCACACAGACGCTGGCGAGCAACGAGGGCGACACGGCCAGCCGCGCGCAGGCGTCGGTCCATCAGGACGCACTGGGCACGATCGTCCGGCAGGCGAAGCGGTCACAGTGCCGGATGCTGCGCCGCGATGTGCTCCGGCACCTCGTGCGCTACAACTACGGCGACAAGCTGCTGCCGCTGGTGCCGAAGGTGTCGCTCGGTGAGGTGGAGGCTGAGGATATCGCCAAGCTGATTGCGGCCTTTGCGCAACTCCAGACGAGTGGCTACCTGCACCCGTCGCAGCTGGCCGGCACCGACAAGATGCTCAACCTCCCGCCGCGCACGATCACGCCAGAGGAGCAGCAGTCCCCCGCGCCAGCGCAGAACCCACCGCCGGACAACCAGCCGCCTGCGCCAGGGCAACTGCCAGGAGGGACGCCATGAGTGGCGATCTCTACACGCTGGCGCTCGGCATCCCGTGGCAGATCACGGCGGAGGGCCTGGAGGCGATTTTATCGATCGCCGCGCGCGACCCGCTGCCCGAGGATGAGATCGCCCGGCGCATGCACGGCCCGCGCAGTCTCGCGCTCAGGAATGGCCAGCGCCGCGACGATAGCCGACGGATGACCATGCAGGACAACGTGGCGATCATCCCGATCGACGGGCCGATCTACCGCTACGCCGACGTCTTCACGCGCGCTAGCGGCGGCGTCACCACCGAATCACTGGCACTCGACTTCGGCCGCGCGCTGGACGATCCGACAGTCAGCGCGGTGCTGCTGGTCGCGGACTCGCCGGGCGGAGAAGTGACTGGCGTGGGCGAGTTGGCCAGCGCCATCCACGCGGCGCGCGGGCGTAAGCTGATCGGCGCGTACGTGGAAGGCCGCGGCACCAGTGCGGCCTACCGGGTGATCAGTGGCGCCGATCTGATCATCGCCGACCCCGATGCGATGATCGGCAGCATCGGCACGATCATGGGAGTGGCCGACCCGTCGCGGCGACCGAGCTACCGGATCGACTTTGTGAGCCGGCAGTCACCCAAGAAGCAGCCGGACGTGACCACCGACGCGGGCCGCGCGGTCGTTCAGGCATTGGTCGATCGGCTGACGGATGTGTTCGTGGCGCAGGTCGCGCAGCACCGCGGCATGAGCGAGGCCGACGTGCTGGCGATCGAGGGCGCGGTGCTGATTGGCCAGGATGCGATCGATGCTGGCCTGGCCGATGTCCTGGGAAGCGAGGAGAGCGCCGTACGCATGCTTGCATCCGGGTCGCTGCCCACCCGGCGGCGCCGCTATGAGACGACGCGCCGCATGGAGATGCCGACGCGCAGTACACAACAGGAGGTTTTCATGCCACCCGATCAGAAGGGCTTTTGGAGCAGCTTCTGGACCGGCGCGAAAGAGGCCGGGGTCGTCCCCGAGGCCAGCGCCGATCCCGCATCTGCGCCCGCGCCAGTGCAGCAGACGCCGCCCACCCAGCAGCAGCCCGATCCCGAGGTTGCGCGCCTCCGTGCCGAGCTGACAAAGCTGCGGGCCGAGCAGATCCAGAAGGATGCCGCGGCGTTCGCGGCCTCCGAGTTGGCCGCCAACCGTGCGTTGCCGGCGGAGAAAGACGCGATCGTGGCGCTGTACGAGCGCGCGGCGCAGGTCGACGCGAGCGCTCCGCCCGAGGGCGGGCGGCCATCCTGCGTCACGCTGCTGGCCACCGCCTACGCCGCACGACCCGCGCACACGCTCACGAAGCCACTGCTGCCGAGCGCGCCAGCCACCGTCCTGACGACTGGCGGCAATGAGGAGCAGGCCATGCTCGACACGGCGGAGGCGAGCGCCCGTAAGTACGCCGAGCGGGCGAACGGAAAAGGGAACAGCCGTTAGCCGTTAGCCGTTAGCCATCAGCTATCAGGAGCCGGGCCTCCGGGCTGACAGCTGATAGCTGATAGCTGATAGCCATAAGCGAACAAGGAGTTTGACCTATGCCAACCTATGGCCGGCAAATCCTCAGCACCACCGGCATCCCGGTCATGGTGCTGGCAAACCTGGAGGATGCCGACTGGAAGCCCGGCGGCATCACGATCGACTGGAGCACCGTCACCGCCGTGACGGCAGACACCACCCTGGCCGATGGAACGGTCATCCCCAACGGCCAGAAGGGGATGGAGTTCGGCACGATCCTCTGCGACATCGGGATCGCCGAGGTCGAGACCTTGACCATCACCGCAACCAGTGGCACCTACAGCCTGACGGGCAACGGCATCGTCAGTGTGCCGATCGCCTACAACGCCACGTCGGCGCTCGTGCAGGCAGCGGTGCGCGCGCTCGGCGGCCCCTACGCCAACGCGCTGGTGACCGGCGCGGCCGGCGGCCCGTACACGATCACCTTCGAGCGCGGCCAGGGCGATGTGGCCAACCTGGTCGGCACCTCGATCGACCTGGCCGGCGGCGCGGCGACGGCGGTGGTCACGACCGCGACGGCCGGCACGGGCACGGGCAAGTACGGCCCCTTCGACAGCGCGGTATCGGACGGGCGCCAGACGCTGGCGCGCGGGCACTGCTTCATCCTGAACGAGACGATCTTGCAGACGCCGGCGGCGGGACTGGTCGGTGTGGCCAGCGACAACCCGGCGGTGTTCAACGGCGGGCTGGTCTGGAAGGCCCGACTCAAGATCGGCAGCGTCAACCCGGTCTACCTGGGCGCAGGCAACCAGCCGACGGTGGCCGCGTTCGAGACGGCGTTCCCCGACATCCAGTACGCGCTGTAGGCCGATCGTCCGCTGAAATAAGCGCCAGTATGAGGAGTATTTGACTATGGCTGTCGCATGGCAGTTGCTGCAAGCGGCGCGACTCACCCGCATCATCCAGAGCCTTCAGGATGTGCGGCTGCTGCCGTCGCAGCTGACCTTTCTCGGCCGCACGGCGATCGTGCCGGCGGAAGACAGTGAGATCATGGCCCGGTTCACCGGCTACGTGACGATCGCCGATCTGGTCGCCGACGACCAGCAGGCGGTCACGTACCAGAATACCAAGATCGCCTACGAGACCACCAATATCCCGAACATCAAGCACGGCGCGGCGCTGACCCAGGCGATGCTGAATCAGCTCCAGAGCCTGCTCAACACGGGCGGTGGCATCCCCGCCGACCTGGGCATTTTCAGCGACTACGAGAACCGCATGATCGATGGCCTGCTGCTGGGCGTGCGCCAGCGGATGGAGGCGCTCCTGGTCGCGATGGCCTGTGATGGCCTGACCTACAACCGGCTGGGCATCATCATGACCAACGTGACATGGGGGATGCCCAGCGATCTCAAGGTGACACCCTCCGTCACATGGGACACGGCGGGCTCTGCTACACCCGTCGCCGACATCTGGGCGGTGCGCCGGACGGCCCGCGTGCGCTACGGCCAGGAGTACAATCGCGTCACCATGAGTACGCAGGCGTTCATGTATATGATCGCCACGACCGAGTTCCAGAACAAGGCGCGGGTCTTCCTGGCGCCGAATGTGTCGTACACCAACCTCACCCTGGCCGACCTCACCGCGCAGCAGAACATCGCCGGGAGCATCCTGGGGATGACGATCGAGCTCTACGACGCGCGCTACTGGACGCAGAACGTGGCGGGCGCACTGGAGAGCACGCCGTTCTTGCCGATCGCGAAGGTCGTGCTCAGCAACACCGCCGACGACAACGACCCGACCGCGAGCGACTTCGCGAACGGCGTCACAACCGAGTCGATCGTGAGCGGGCTCGCGCCGTCCGAGATGGTCGGCGGTATCGGTGGGCCGACCAGGGGGCCGATCAGCTACGCGACCGTCCCCGGCGATCTCAACCCGCCGCAGATCACCTACTGGGGTGTGGCGCGCGGCTTCCCGCGGAAGAGCCGGCTCCAGAGCACGGCGGTCCTGACCGTCGGTACGTTCAGCGACACCATCTCGCCAACCGCGCCGTTCTGATCGCCTGATGGATAGCAGCAGTGCCGGGCGGCGTTGCAGCCGCCCGGCACACGAAACGAGGAGGCTATGGGCACACTTACACGCACCGAGATGGAGCAGGTGATCAAGGATGGCGGCTCAGTCCTTCACCAGGATCGCATCCTCACACATCTCTCGCAACTGCCGAGCGAGGCCGACCTGGCGGCGGGAAACCCTGAGCAGGAGGCCGCCGCCGCCGCCGCGCTGGACGCGCAGATCCAGGCGCTGACCCAGGCCCGCGCACGGCTCGATCTGGCGCGCACGACCGCCGTCGCGGACCTGCCGAAGACACCTGCACCGGCAACGGACGACGAGCCGCCACCGCACAAAGGCAAGAA